AATAGCCTTGAGCCTTGCCTTAGTGATTTTCATTTTCGTTTACTCCTCAACGATTTCATTTAATAAGCGGTTAATCTTGTCCGCTTTAGTAAGAATGTTTGGCTCTTCATAGCTTTTGCCTTCATTTAATCCCATGAAAGCATCGGGAGTTGATGGCTCTGACACAAAGTCGAAACAGATTAACTGAAAGTCATCCTCGACGATTGTGCGACCCTGCGCCTCACTGACCGAACCCAGTCCGCGAGACGAAATCCCTAACTTAACACCATCGTTTACAAGCTCTCGCAGGATCTTGCCCGATGGCGTACCTAAAATTTTGACCTTTCCCATAACCGAAGGACCATCCCACCATACGTCAGTGACCATGTGCGAGGCGTTCTTAAGGTTAATAACAGAATCCTCAGGGTGGTCTAGTTCCCCAAGGGCTCTTTTCTCTTTTACCAGTTTCTGATAATTCTTCATCTCTCTTTCTAGGATTCTCCTAGGATAGACACGACCATTACCATTCTGGACATCTGCTTCTTGCAGCTTGCCGGAGAGCATCATACCGCCATTTCCGATATAGATCTTCTCCTCTTCCGTCAGGAGATCCTGACAGACGCCGCCTTCGCATAGTTCATAATATTCTCGTAAAAGTACTTTTTTCATAACGTTTCTCTAATAATAAATGACGGGCGCTACCCGCCCGAGTCAACAGCCTTTCTTGCAGTTACGCACCGGCTGAAGCATCCACTTCGCTGTCCAGATATCTGTATCCATTATTGCTCCCTTCCTATTTGTATGCCATTATCGCCAAACATCATACTTAGGATGTATGACGCGGCAGATGAGACACAACCACAAATAAGTAAATTAGCAGCCGTATACTCAAACGTAAATAGTTCTGTATTATAGTTAACGCCATACAAAAATACACCAACCCAGAAGCCGACACACATGGGACAGTGAAACAAATCACCCCAAAATCCGACTAAAGGTCGTACTCGATCAAAAATCTTGCCATAAACAATAATCTGGGTCAGCCCATATGCCGCTAGGCAAAACCAAAGTAACTGATACATTTACACCTCTATGCTCTGTAAAATCTATTATGCATGTATGCGTTGCGATAGATGCCCGGGCGGATTGAGCCCTTCTCTCGCTTGTGTGGAACTTCGCCAAGTTCTGTAGAGTCTTCGCCGTCAGGGTCTGTCAATGCCTCTTCTTCTTGTTCATCAAACATGCGCTGATACATGAAGCGGGGAGCCTCTTCTTCCATAAACTTTGTAATATTCAAGACTGCAACCTGTACGGCGTCAACGCCTTCTTCGGCTGCTTCTTCTAACGTGCCCTGCATGGCGCCGTATACATTTCCGCCCTGAACAGAGGCTCTGTCTACGACACCCTTCTTTACCAGATAATCGAACAGCCGGCTTTGTGCATCGTAAACCATGTCGTTGACCTCATCTTTCGCAAAAGCGATTACAGACTTGCTCTTGCCAGAAATAATAATATCGATATCTTCGTGATCGTAAACAACTAAATCACCGCCCAGCGTCTTACGAACGTCTAGTGTGACTTGTGCTTGTGTTGCCTTCTTGGTGTCAACGCGGTTTTCCTCGTCGAAATCGTCACCTTGCCCAACCTTGATTACGATCTCTGCCATCAGTTATTAATCTCCGCTGCTAGCTCTTGAATCTTCATAATCTGCATAAGCATCTCGCGGTCGATTTGACGCTGGGAGAAACCATCTAACGTTTCCATTACCTTGTTTGTCTTGGTGAGCATGTTATCGTCGTTGGCAATCTCATTAAGATTGCGAGCCGTGCCCACGACGTTTTTGAGACGAGCCAATTCTTCATTCAAGAACATCTTGAGAGCCACACCATTGTCAGAGAATGAAACGATATATGCGCTCAATAGATTGTTCTGTTCTTCACGCAATGTTTGTGAATACTGATCATTAAACTTTTTAACGAATGTCTTATAAACAACATTATCAATTGGCTTTGCGCTCTCGGTCAATGGCTCGGGTGCAGTGTGCATCTTGCGCAAGACCTTGTTCTCCAAAAGGGTGCGCCTCTTAATAGTGGTTCTAGAATCAAAAATCTGTGCAATAGTGGCAAGGTCTTTGTAGTTGGGTACAAAAGTGTTGAATGTGCTCTTGCCCAGTTCCCTATTGATGGTGCCAATAAGCTGCGACTGTTGAGCAAACACCTCTTCTTGGTTCAGAGCCATGTAGACCCGCTTAACTTCCAGAAGAAGCTTCTCGGCGGTCATCTCGTTGACATCCGTGGTCTCATACAGGGTTCTGTAGAGTTCAAGTTCAAGCCCCAGAGTCGTATCGCGACTGAAAAACTCTTTCATGATAGAGACTATCTTTCGTTTGCGGGGAATATCTTTATTCACTACGGTGATGGTTAATTCCCTCACCAATGTTTCGTACAAAAACGCTGTATTTCTTTTTTTATTATGCTTCATTCTTATTTGACTCCAATCTCTGCAAGCTCTCAATCAAATGTTGAGTTTCGGAATGGCTAGCTTGAACTTTTAACTCTTCGGTGTAATTAGGTTCGACATTCTCCGGAAGCCCATTTCCGAGTCGATTCAAGTCACTCATTCCTTTAAAAATGTTTCGTGTTGAGTTGCTGGCAATCGAAAGCCCCGAATCTGCGTGCATGCTGCGCTTCCTTGCGCCGGCTCCACGGGAATCCGAAGCAACAGGGTAGTAAACCTTCCCCTTTGAGCCGGGAGTCACGTAGCCACCGTCTTCTCGGTGCCCCGGGGATGCCAATAGTGCGGTTTCTTCTTCTTCGGCGGGTTCCTCGCCACCTTCTTCGCCACCTAGGTCCATTTCTTCGCCGCCTTCTTCGCCGCCAAGGTCGCCGCCAAGATCTCCTAAGTCGCCGCCCTCTTCTCCACCTAGATCACCACCAAGGTCACCACCTAAGCCGCCGCCAGCGTCACCTTCTTCTGGAGGCTCGGCTGCAGCTTCAAGCATCGCCTGAATCTTCTTATCGTAGAACATTTCGCGCTGATTACGCAGGAATTCTTCGTCAGACATGCCGAGTAGGTTCTCAGAAACCCAACGACGACTAAAGAAGCCTTCGGTTGCCGCTGATGCCACATCAAACTTGGTTCTCCAGTGCTCAAGTTCTTGCAATTCTGCAATCTTGGACGGATTATTAAGCTGAAGCTTGAAAGCGATAAGATCATCGCCCCTGAAGCCTAAAGTAAACAGGTGGATGATGCCGATCTTCTCCAACTCGGAGATAACAGAGCGCTGGAGGCGCTGAATCGTCCTTGCGAAGCGTACATCCTTCTGTGCCAGTGTGGTTTTGTCCTCTTCTCCGCCGTCGCCGCGTGACAGATAGGACATTGGAATCTTCAAAGCAGAAAATAGCTTGTCGCGAAGATATTTAACGTCATCGATGTCTCCAGTGTACGTTCCACCGGGTAAAGACTCGACGCGGCTGCTCTCACCACCGCGAACAGGGATGAAATAGTCTTCATCAATGCTCATCGGGTTGTATCGGAGGTCAACGCGACCAGTTGTGGGGTCCACAACCTGATTTCTCTTCATCTGAGTCGTGACTTTCTGCATAAACTGCTCAACATCGTGCGGAGGGATGTTACCAACGTCAATATAGAACACTCGCCGCTCTGGTGAGCGCACAATTCGGTATGCCATCATAGCATCTTCAAGCAAAGTAAGCTGACGCCAGATTCGGCGGGCACCTTCAAGCACCGAAGTGCCGTATGGGGCAAATTTATCATTACCTAGGATGCGGAAGTGTGCAACCTGCCAGTTCTCAAAGGTTAATCCGCCTGAGTTCCACTGGTATTGCACATAGTTGGGGTTAGTCTTGTCCTCACCTTCCAGTCTTTCAAGCTCTTCCAGCGGAATACCTACAGCATTCTTTACTCCATGCTGCTCATCGATGTCCAAGTACAAAAAGTAGTCGCCAAACTTACACATTGTACGACACCAGCCGAAAAGGTTAGAGTCTAGGTTCAGAATCTTGTGATACAAGTTGTCCAATACGATTTTAATCTCATCATTGGAGCAATCGATCTTCAGCAACGGACTGAGAATCGTAGATGTTGTCATCTCGTCAGCATAAATGTCTAGCGCAGAAGCAATCTCTGGCATATACTCCATCTGGTCGAAGTCAAGGTAGCGCTCCTGACGGTTCTGGTTCGCCATCACCTGTGCGCTAAGGTTATCGTATGGGTTATACGATGTTCTCTTGAAGTTTAGACCTCCAGCAGACGTAAAGTTAAACTTGTCTAGCTGTGCGCGACGATAACGACGCTGCATTTGAACGCGGCGATTAACAATCGGACCAGAGAGCAATCGAGTCAGGCGCTTGAACAGCGGTGACTGTGGATTGCGTGGATTTTTTAAATTCGGATTTGATTTTTTGGAGTTTTGTTGAGCCATTTATTATCCCTTATAAAGCCATTTGTATTCTTCGTATTGTTTTCTGGCGGCGTCTGTGTGACTTTCCTTCATTGTATCAAAGGTTCCGCCTTTTTTATAACCTATTTGACCTTGCATCTTAGTTTCTAACCTTGAGCCTGTCTTAATCATGGAGCCCAAACATGCCTTCTTGTATTCAATATTGCGTGCATTGGCTATAAACGCAGTGTCTCGGACCCAACACGCGATTGCCAACGACATAACAAGGTCATCATTGTAGCCCCTCATAGCCTGAGGCTTCCCATTGTTCCAAATGAAAGTCTCAATCTCGCGCAAAGTCCTGCTCGAATATATTGTAATTAGTTTATTTCTTATAAACTCTTCTAATTTTGCGACGATCAGTGGTCTTGTTTTCATGGAAGTTGTGAAGCCCGGTACAGAATTGGACATCCCTTCCGCGATGTGTTGCTCCACATAGTCATGTGTGGACTTCACTGAGTGATAAACATTTGGATAAGATTTGTCGATTAACTTCTCCAAAACGGAGAAACCAACGTTATTGTTCTCGACGACAATCATGCAATTGCCATACTCTCTGCCGGCAGAATCCAATATTGTTGCGAACATATCGAGGCTGGGCTTTCCCTGATACTCGGCGATGACTTCTAACGTTTCGAGCTTAACTATGTGAAATACAGAATAGTCTGCACCGTCGCCGCGTGCAACATCAGCAACCAGAACATACGAAGCGCCCGACTGGTGCTCTTCCCAAATCCAATAGTTTCTATCAAACCCTGTTCTGTGTTTTGGCTCAACCACAGTGGCGCGGATGCGGGCAATATCCTCCGGATGGATTACTGTATCACCAGAAGTATTAAAGTTGCACTCGAACTCTTGAGCGATTTCCCGGCGGGACATGTTTCTTGTTTCTTTGTCAAACCATTCTTGATCACGATCCGGATGTAAATCCCACAAAAGCTTAATGGGGTTGAAGTCGTTATCTCCCGCTTCCGCGTTTACATACTTTGTATGGAACCAGTTACCAACACCATTAGGGGTAGACAGCGCGATGCAGCGACCACCGGTAGAAATCGTAGGATACAATCCCATCCACAAGTCGTCCAAGCCCTCAACGTGAGCAGCCTCATCCAGCACCAAAAGAGACAGCGCCTCAGAACGACCGGCATCGCCAGAGGTTGAAGACGCTTTAATCTGTGAGCCATTGGTTAGCTCAAATGACGTGCGGTTGTCTACTTCGATAGAGGAGATCTGAATAAAGTCCGGCAGTCCTCTCATCATCGCTTTCACTTTCTTGACCAAGTTTGCAGCAGTACCGAACTTGGTAGCCATAACTAGGACGTTCTTATCACGGTGGAATAGCATCATCCAAACGATGTAAGCCGCTACGATGGTAGAGATCCCCATCTGGCGGGCTTTAAGAATCACATTAAATCTGTGATCGTTGAAAGCTACCAGCAAGTCTTGCTGGAAGTCGTATGTAGCGAACGGAATAAGACCGTGAATAGGGTGAGAGATTCTGCAGTAATTGTCAATAAAATAAACTGGGTCTTTACCGCTTTTTAAAATCTCTTTTACGCTTTCCTCTTTCGATAGTTTAAAAGCCATGCCATCTTAGTCGTTCTTTCTTGTCACGTTGGAAGGCTTTTTGGCTCCGGAGAACTTATCCTTGCCCATGCCAAGCCAACTCTTGATTGCCGAGTCCACGTCGCGGTCGCCCGGGTGGGGGTCCGCTACATCGCCCAAGCCTCCAATCTTGTAGACCTGACACGCTTTGACAGATGATCTGATTCTGGAAATGTATTCTACCATAATGTCGCAGTCGCCTTCTTTGCTCAGGGTTAGTCCGTCGCCGGTCACCTTCTTATATTCACTGCGAAGATACTTTGCAACATTGCCAACCTTCTCATTGATGATGTCCTCAAAGCCAGATTCGTGTACATGCTTGAGCATGCAGTCGTATTGATAGCTGATGATTAGACGGTTGCCGTTAAAGCGTACTCCGAATCCATCCATTGCTCCGCCTCGGGAATCCGTAATGAGATCTCCCTCCTCGCGGAAAAGACCGATCTTGCGGGCTGTGCCGTCATATGAGTACTTCTCGTCATGACCGCCATCATAAGCGTTCGCGACTGCTTGTGAGATTCCTCTGATTACTTCAAGTGTTGTTGCCATTTGTTTTATTATCTCCTAGTTGTGGACGCCAGCCTGTTTTCCATCGTTCTTCGCGATCTTCAACATAATAAATGTAGCAGTTGAAGCAACACTGAAACTTGTTCATATATACATCGTCTTTTTTATCAAACGAGTATATCTCACAAACCGGACAAGTCCTATTGGTTTCTCTACTAAGTAGTTTTTGAGAAACTAAAATGCCATTA